TTACATATGTGCTTTGATCTCGTCCAAAACATCCAATAAATCTGCACTTGAGAATGGTTTGGACAGATAATGAGAACAGCCTTTGGCAAGAAAGCTTTCCTTATCACCAATCATCGCATAAGCTGTTACTGCAACCACTGGAGTTTTATGGTATTTAGGATTGTTGCGCATGAGTTTAAGAATATCCAAACCACTGACCTTTTGCTTGAGATTGATATCCAAAAGAACTATGTCATATTTTTTATCCATCAGCATTGATAAAGCAGAGTCTCCATTATTGGCATAGTCAAGCTGAGCCTTATCAGCAAGGATGTGTTTTATAATCATATGAGTCATTTCATCATCGTCAACTAAAAGAATATTGGGCATAAGGTCTGTCTCCTGCTTTTTCTCAATTCTGTATTGATTGGTAGTTTCTGCTTTCTTTTCTACAGCTTGTATTTCTTTCTTTCCTGCTACGTGAAGTTTTATCTTAAAAGTAGTTCCCACTCCTATTGTGCTTTGAACTGAAATCTCTCCATTCAGCAATTCCACATATTTCTTTACCAAAGTCAATCCCAAGCCTGTTCCTTCAAAGGTTCTGCTATACCCTTCACTGACTTGTCTAAAGGGCTCAAAGATTAGTTCCATTGCATCTTCACTGATACCTATTCCTGTGTCTTCGACTTTAATGATGACGTAGTCTCCAGTTTCAGGATTTTCATAATCAGCAGTTACTTTAATCCCACCTTCATCAGTAAATCGTATAGCATTGTCAATCAAGTTATTCAGTATGTGCGTCAGCATATGTTCATCAGTAATCAGTGTAATATCATTGAGTTCCGTTCTCCAGTTGAGTTTCAGCCCTTTTGCCTTGGCAAGATGTTCAAACAGTGTTACTGCATTATGGATTGTGTTTTTGCCATCAACTATTTCCAGCTTGATTTGTTGCTTATTAGCTTCAATTCTGGATAAGTCAAGAATTTGATTGAGAGTATTGAGTAATCTGGTACCCGAGGTATGTATCATTTTTATCATTTCATGGGCTTCTGGCTCTAAGCATGCGTTTTTTAGTATTTCTGAGAATCCCAAAATACCGGAAAGTGGTGTTCTGAGTTCATGACTCATATTGGCTAAAAAGTAAGATTTTAAACGGTTCATCTCTTCTGCATTTTCTTTTGCAACAATAAGTTGTCTGGTAAACTCCAATCTTTCAGAGATATCACGCATCATACCTATCAACTTGGGCGTTGGACTATTGGGCTCAGTTACAATTCTGGCTGTTATCGAGCAATCTATTACTGAGCCATCTTTATCCTTTAGAATCACTTCATGGTCCGAAACATATCCTATAGTTTTCAGAGTTTCGATAAACTTATCCCTTTCAGAAGGATTAGGATAATAGTTATACATACTGGTTCCCAAAAGCTCTTCTCTGGTGTAATGTGAGATGTTATTTATTGATGGACTCACTTCCAATATCGTTCCATCCAGAGATGTTTCGTAATACACATCCTGAATATTTTCAAAGATGGCTTTATACTTCTTTTCACTTTCGACTACCAATTGCTCCATTCTCCGTTTTTCATCTTTGGCTTGCTTTTGCTCCAAAGCATTGATAATTGCCGCACCCAGACGTTTCCGATATTCCTTGATGATATAATCTGTGGCTCCGGCTTTCATACACTCAACTGCAATATCCTCATTCTGTGAACCAGTAAAGATAATAAATGGAGTTTCTATTGCCTGATCTTTGGTAAGTTTGAGAGCAGATAAACCGTCAAAACTGGGCAGACTGTAATCCGAGATTATTATATCTGGATTGAATTGCTCCAAGGCAGAAAGGAAGTCTTTTTCATTGTCAACTACTTTAAACTCGGGATTTTCGATTGTTTTCTTGATTTCTCTTTCTGCTAATATGGCATCATCCAATACATCTTCCAAAACGAGAATTTTAATCTGCTTGAGCATAATCTCTCCATCTTTTGCTAATAATTATTGGCTTAGGAATATTATAACTCGTTTTTATTGTTTAACAAAAAAATAAATCTCCACAAGTATATTTTTGTCTAATTCTTAGAAAAATACTACTAAGAGTCACCCAAAGCTGCAATAAAGGGTCAGCGTGTCACACCGAGCCAAAGCTTTGATTTATTGAGAGATAGATAGGACTGGTTTTAGACTCTGTCACACCGACGTTTGGACTTATTTGGACTAGTTTGGATCACATGTTCTGCAAATTAGCGCTTGATTTGGACTATATTTGGAACTCTCTGTTTTACAGTGAAATAGATCGAATCAGCAAAACCGCAACAGGATGGAGATTGTGCCGATGAGAGAAAGCGACTCACTCTGAACCGAGTCTAAAACTAAGGCACGGAAGTCTGAATTGAGGGGTTGGAGGATGATCTCCTGCCTTTTGGTAACAAACTGTACACGCTTTAGAGTGATTGCGCCCTCGAATCTGACCGCACAGACCATCCCATCGGTACCCTCCCAGTCATAACAACGCTTGATGACCACTATATCGTTGTGCTGGATCGCCGGCTCCATGCTCTTGCCGTTTACCTTAAAAGCGATGTACTGAGCATCCTTATCTTTGAGATAACTCTTTGGTATTTCAATATGTTCGGTAAAATCAAAATCTTCGGGCACTGGAAGAGGGTCTCCGGCGGAAATATCCGCCGAGACCGGCAAATAATTCGTTCTCAGGTAAGCATCATCTATACTGTCAGTTAGCTTTCCGGCTTCCTTCTTTTCGTCCGGCTTTCTGCCCCGTTTGGGTTCCAGCTTGATCTCCCAGGGAGGGGTAAGATACATACTGCCTTCACCATTTAAAAGCCAGTTCAAATTGACCTTTGCCTGCCCCAGGCGATACATAAATTCGGGTTCCGGCAGACGCTCATTATTCTTGTAACGGATCATGGAATTATTGGAAATCCCGAAATCTTTAGCAAATTCGCCCTGTCTCTTATTCATAGATTTAATCAAGAGTTCGAGCCTTTGACCGACATTGTAAGTTGCCATTTTACCTCCCTTACGGAAATATTACTATTGACAATTACCCGAATGGGCAACATAATGCAACCGTGCACAACATAAATCTGCTAATTAGTTGTGTCAAGCATTTTAATGAATAGTGTGATTTGCCGATGGATTATTCCGGCGGGTTGGGAAAGTTTCAACAAAGTGTCAATAGTCGCAGAAAGGACTTCCCAAGTTATTGCAAAGCAGGTAAGTAGCTCCCCTATAAACTTAAGGGAGGTGCTTGTGAAAGCGCAGACTTACCGAGCTTGCCGAGGGGTTGAAAAAACTGCTCGGTGTGACAACTTGCTCGGTGTGACAAATGTCACACCGACGCCCAAACGGGATAAAACGGGGTTAAACGTAATAGTAAAAACGAGTTATCGGTGTGACAAGCGGATACTCGGTGTGACAGAGCTAAAACTGCTCGGTGTGACACGACACCGGTCAGGTTTTGTCACAGCGACGGCTGTCATCAGTGGAAACTATGTAGAGAGACTAAGGATGTCAAAAAGAATAGTAAAAGCGATCTGGCTAAGTCTGGACAGAGTAGCTGAGCTTAAGGGCTGCAGCGAACGAACGGTTTGGAGGTATATAACTACCCACCAGATCCAGACCTGCAAGCATTTAATTAAGGTAGGACAGCGCAAGGTATATAAGACCTTCGTTCTGACTGACCCGGAAATGCTGCAGTTGGAACTGGGAGCTTGCCGGCTCAGGGACATGGAGCCGGATGAGGTCATCGAGACAGCTCTGGAAATTGAAGGAAATCTGAGGAACAGCGCTTTAGTCTGGACCTATAGGCAGAGGCAGGGAGGCGAGGATGTCAGTATATGATATGACCGTCGAAGAGTATGCCGAGTTTTACTATAACCTGTATCCTGACCGTAAACCCAATGGCAATACCTGTCCTAATATACCAACTACCCAACAACTGCTCAGGCAGACAAGTAAAAAAGCGGAACTTCCGGCTAAGACGGAGGAGGTTAACCCGGTATCCGATAATGAGGTTGATACCGACTACTCTACTCCGGAAGTTCCCTCTTATATATATAAGGTAAGGAATCCAGAAAAACGTCTCGACCTTACTCCCAAAGACAAGATCTCCAATAAACACGATAAAGAAGCTAAACTATTCGGGTTATTCTGCACTCTGGTACAGGATAGATTGAACCAATGCGATTCCAAGCTCTTAGAGTGGCAACTGATTACCGAAGACTATAACAACCGCAGACTGGTGCCCCTGTTATATGACCGACTGGGTAACCGGAGTGAACGATCACTTAGGATCTGGGTGGAACGCTATCAGGAGCATAACCAGGACATGTATGCTCTGCTGCATAGGGGTAAAGATAAGCAACGGGGTCATAAAATAACCTACGTGGAGCAGAACTTCCTGTTAAACGCTCTGCTGACTCCCAACCGGGTTAAGATAGGTTCTGCCATCACCAGTCTCAAGAATGCTGCCAGATTAAACTGCTGCGAATCACCCTCCAGTATTCCAACCCTGAAACGTTGGATCAAGAATTGGGTGGCTGAGCATCCTGCTGAATGGGCACAAGCCAGGCACGGCAGTAAATTCGTAGCCGAGAAGATCATCAAGACCATCCTCAGAGACGACTCTGTGCTCAATGTCGGGGATGTTTGGGTGGCTGATGGACATACCTTAGCCTTTGATATCATCCACCCTACCACCGGCAAACCGGTACGCATGACCTTGATCCTTATCCTGGACTGGGCAAGCAGATATCCGGTGGGAGCTTCCCTCGCTGTGACAGAAGACAGCCAGCATATCCTGACCGCCTTTAGAAACGGCTTCCTGAACTGGGGAGCCTTACCCCAATATGTCTATCTCGATAATGGCAAAGCCTTCAAATCAAAGCTATTCAATGAGAAGTGGGAAAAGCATGACCTCTCCCAGGAACTGGGTGGGATCTTCCCCCGACTCAATATCGGGGTCGCCTTTGCCGAGAGTTATAATGCCAAAGCCAAGGTGATTGAACGGTTCTTTAAGACCATGCAGGAGCAGTTTGAACGCTTCATGTCCACCTTTAGGGGTGCCAGCATAGACGATAAGCCTGCCACTCTGATGCGGAATGAGAAATGGGCTCAGAAGCTGTTTACCTGTACACCGCCTACAGTCGAGGAAGCTATTCAGATGATCGCCTTCTATATAAGGTATTATTATGGTGAATCTCCTCATCTGGGGCTAAGTGGCAGGACTCCCTGGCAGGTATTTAGTTCCGCTCCCTTACCAGGAGACAGACTGGTCGATGCCAGCAGTCTGAACTTCCTGATGCTGATTGCTGAACGGAAAAGAGTCAGGAGCGAAGGGATCAGATTAGACCATAAGTTGTATTGGGACAGAGCCCTAGTTGATCAGATTGGCAACCCGGTGATCATCCGCTACGACTATAACGATGCCCGGTGGATATTAGTCTATGACCAGCATGACAAGTTCATCTGCCAGGCAGAGATTAGACAGACCCAGCATCCCTTCATCCAACTGGCTATGGATAAACCCAAGGCTCACAAGGAACTGGCTAAGGAATACAATCAGATCAAGAAGATGCAACGGGATACAGAGTCCTCTACCAAGCAGATTATCAAAACCTCCAAGGATGTGGTGGATGAACTGGTCAGACCGCTGGAGTCGGTGGCATCCACTCTCCTGGAAGATAATCCCACCTTCAAGCATCCTCCTCTGATCGCAGCTCCGGATAAGAGTAAATCACCGGAAGCTGAGATGGAGCGGATAGAGCAGATCATCATGGCAGATATACCAGACCACCAGGATGAACCGGATATCCAACCAATAGAACCAACTGCTGAGTTAAGCAACTACGAAGATGATGATTTAACACCTGAAGGTAGCTTAAGTGAGACCACCAGCTTTGCCGAGATGCTGAACATCATAGGCATAAAATAAAGGAGATAATCATGAAACAAGGAACTTTAGTTAGAACCAGCAATGTAATCCAAGCCGATAAATGTATCGACTACCTGGTAAACAGACCCAAGATGGAGATGGTGGGACTGGGTCTGATCTATGGCAAACCCGGACTGGGTAAGACCACCTATGCCAAACGAGTGGCCTTCAGTCGGGGTTATCTCTACCTGAGACTGGAAGCCACCACCACACCCAAGTCCTTCGCCACTGAACTTTTAACCGCTTTATACCGTAGATTCGGTCTGGGAGAGTACATACCCTATGGTACTGCCAACGGACTGTATAAGCAATGCCTGAGTATCCTGGAAGACCATGAGAATACCATCATCGTTATAGATGAGATCGATTATGCCTTCAGGTATCCACAACTCTTGGGAGCTATACGGGATATCGTGGATGAGACTTTATCCATCGTCATCCTGGTCGGGATGCAGAATGCCAAAGACCGACTAGCACAGATTAACGAGTATTACTTCGACAGATGTAATGCCTTTTATGAGTTCAAGCCGGTCACCAGGCAGGATGTCATCCAGTTGATGAACAGTGTATTGGGTGTTCAAGTTGAAAGTGACTTAGTTACTTATGTCCACTTTCACTCCACAGGCAACCTCAGGTTAGTCATGAAACTGATGCGCATGATCGAAGACAGAGCTCTGAAGCAAGGACTGACCAAGGTAAGCAGACTAGACATTGAAAAGCTGAGGACAGCATGACCAGCCGGGAGTTGCTGCAGAACTTTATCAGTCTCTATCACAAGCCTTTTACGGTGGAAGTAGCAGCTAATCTGATCGATATTAATCAAGCTGAGGTTAAGTCTCTGCTCCCTGAGTTTCTGAAAGCTGGTGAGATCAAGCGCATCTCCGAAACAGAGGAGATCTTCGTCAGAGGTCACCGCTATAATCAGAAGTTAGGCACTCCCCACTATCGGAACTGGGTCTTTAATATTACAGATGCCAATCAACTCTTAAACATCATCGAGCAAAACAGATATTCCGGTATCCGACCCATAGCCCAAACCATCGGTAAATCCAGGCAGTGGGTATATATCTATCTGGAAGCCTTAGCCTCCATCGGAGTGGTGGATTACCGCAACAGCCGCTATGTGGTGATCAACCGCAAGCAACTGTATAAGATCGGCACCAAGGTCCAGAAGGGCATCCTAGGAACATTACGCAGTCTGAACCGCATTGGTCTGGTGCGAGTTCTAGTTTAAAACATAAGTCTTATAATAACGAGGGTATTACTATGATACAGGATGAACGGGAACGTAAACTACGGCAGGAAATACATGCTCTTCGCATCAAGAAATACGGCTGGCCACTTGCCGGCTTTAAGTACATGATGACTGTTCTCGGCTTTGGAGACTCACTGCGGGCTTTACCTGAAGATCGTCTCCTGGAGCTGAAAACAATCATGTTGAACTACCGCAAGCATGGTCGACCCAATGTCTATACATACGATAAGCAAGGTCTGTATATGTTCTCGCTGATGAAACAGGCACACTGGACCGACTCAGATCTGCGTGCCTTCCTAATCAAGCACTACAAGAAAAGCCACTGGAATCTGCTCAGTCCCTCTGAACGCAAAGCCGTTATCGCTATGTTCCAGAACTACATAAATAAAGCTAATCACAACTCAAAGATAAATAATAAGGAGGTTTCGCATGGAAACGAACCAAGACAAGACACGAAAAAGTAAAGGGACTGTAGAGCGCACTAAGACCGATTCACGTGGCAGGGAAATACCCCTACGCATGGTCAGACCTGAAATCCTCAAGCAGGACGTAGTTATCCGCAAGACATTAGACAGGGTCAAGAGCTTGCACAACCGCATCAAAAGCGATAAGGAAAAGCTCTTTCAGGAACTTGAAGGCTATTTGGAGTTCATGGCCGAGAAACATGGTCTGCATTGGAAGGGTAATGCCATCCTGCTCAGCTTTGACGAGCAGTACAAGGTGGAAATACGTTTCAAAGAACGCATCCAGTTCGGAGTGGAGCTGCAGCTTGCCAAGCAGAAGATTGATGAATGCCTGAAGGAGTGGACAACCGACTCCAATATCAACCTCAGAGCCATCATCAATGAAGCTTTCCAGGTAGATAAGAAAGGCGAAATAGCCAAGTATCGCATCCTGGGACTGAGAAGGTATAACATCAAAGACCCGACCTGGAAGGAAGCAATGGAATTGATCGACCAGGCTATTAACGTCACATCCACCAAGCAATATGTCGCTTTTTATGAACGGGATGTAGCCGGCAACTACCAGCAGATCATCCTCAACTTCAGCGCTCTGTAAGTAAGTTGTGAAATACTGTGGCAACTTAAGGCAAGCGTATTTGTCAACCTGAGAGGAGATAAATATATGGATAACATGAGAAACAACATTGCTGAAATGATAGTTGAACCTATGAACCTGTTTCAAGAAGACAGGGGTTACCGACCTGATGAGATAGCTGAAAAGCTGAATGTGGATCGCTCCACTATCTATCGCTTAATCAGGAAGGTTTTCAACCCTCTGCCAGCTTACCGCACCAAAGAACAAGGTCAACTGCGCTGTTTCGGCAGAGATATTAATAAATATTTGCAGGCACAAAGGGTTCAACCCCATAATGAGTAACGACAAAGAATTCCGCATCAAGAAGGATAACTGCAAGGAAACTTACCTGAACGGTAAGACCAATATCTCCGAACTGGCAGTGATCTTTGGTGTGTCAGAGATAACCGTCCGCAAGTGGATCAAGTCGGGTAATTGGGATAGCCTATTCAAGGAAGAACGTAAGCTCGATGCCGAGATCAGAACCGCCAGAAAGAGGGCTCTGATTCAAGCCTTGAGGGAATATGCCAAGAACCCGGCTGATACCGCTCTGCAGTCTTTAGTCTCTCTGATTAAGCAGAACCAGAAGGATGACGAACCTGCCAAGGAACTCAATGATTACATCGTAAAGTTTTTAGATCAAACCACTGACTTCATGGTCGAGAAAGGCTATGAAACCTTACTCAAGCAGTTCCAGGCTATTGTACTGGATTTAGCTGATTACCTGCGTATTCGTAACGGATAATAACATGACAGCCCAACGCTACCCCAAAACCCCAAGTCCTCCCATGTCCCCTGACCAACGTTATGCCTAAGAAGTTTATTCAAAGGCATAACAAGGCACTGACGGAGATCGCCTCAAAAACGATCTCCGTTTTGCCATTTATAGACGATAACCCCGAAGCCAAGGAAGAGCGGATCGCCAGAACCAAGGGCGAAGGCTGGGACTCCTTTTCTTTCTTTTCCCGAACCTATTTTCCCCATGTCTTTACCTTACCTTTCTGCCCAGCCCACGAGACGATGTTTGATGAAACTGATAAGAGCACAGGCATCATCGCCATCACCGGTTTTCGTGGGTTGGGTAAAACAGTACTCATGGGTGTGGTCTATCCCATTTGGAAGATTATCAAGGGTGAACGCTATATAATCCATACGGCAGCAGATGTCGATCTGGCAGAGGAACGCACCGCCTTTACCCTGCATGAGCTGATTAACAACCGCAGGCTTTTAGGTGACTTTCCAGAGCTGCAGCCGGTCGATACTTTCGATCTGGATTTCTATCTCAAGAACAAGACCCGCATCCGAGCCAGGAGCATTAAACAGTCCCACCGGGGAACCATCAATCCCAAGACAGCCAAGCGACCCGGACTGCTGATCTGTGACGATATCGATAAAGAAGAGAACATGGGCAACCAGTCCATTGGAAAGCGCAGGATGGAGAAGATTACCCAGGAGCTTGCCGGTGCCTTGGACCCGGGACAACCGGGTAAAGTGATCTGGCTGGGTAACCTGGTACATCCCAATTATGCCATCTGCCAGTTCCTGAACCTCATAATAGACGAAATAAAGGCAGAACACCCGGAAGTCGACTCCAATGTCGTATCTGTTCTGAAGACCCACCAAAAAGCAATTTTGCGCTTTTCTTTGGAGAACCCTGACGGTACATCAACCTGGGAAGAGCAATATCCTACTACTACCTTACAGAACCTTCGATCTAAGTTCGGCAATACAGGTTATCAAAGAGAGATGTTGGGACAGCCGGTCATTGAAGGTAATATCTTTAAGCACCATTGGTTTACCAGGTATAGAACACTACCTATTCCAACTCAAATTAAGCGGGTCTGGCTTTATGCTGACCCGGCTTGGGGCGAGAAAGGCTGTTTCAAGGCAATCATCGCCATCGGCTATGATGGTAATAAATTTTACGTTCTCCATGTCTGGATACGTCAGACTGAGAATACCAAGTTCTTCAGGTATTACTATGATACCTATCAGGAGTTGGACAGAACCTATAAAGCCAAGTTCCGGGCATCAGTCGAGACCACCTATGGACAAGGTCGCATCTTAGCCGACTTTGACAGGTGGGCTACCGATAACCATCTGCCACCCATATCTCACAGGATCAAGCGCATCGATAACAAGGAAAACAAGAACCTGAGAATAGAGCGGACAGAGACGCTTATAGAAACTGCTAAGATACTCTTCCCGGACGGGCAGGATACCCCCACCCTGATCAGTCAGTTCCTGACCTATCCCGATGGTTATATCGATGGCTGTGATGCATTAGCCGGGTGTCTGGAACGTTTCTCTGAGTATGACATTGGCAGGAACAGAGTCAGGGTCAGGAGATTTAGCTTTAGATGAACTACTATGACCAGGTTATGCTTGAATATTACCGGGTGTTGAATAATGCTTGGAAGACCGAAGTCAGGGATGCTGCCAGGTTAGCTATCCAGATGCTGAGTGATATGCCAAGAACAGAAAAGTTAAACAAGATACAGATAGATAAGATGATGGACATCATCAACACCCAACTCGGAGACGACTTCGCAGCTCAGGTCAATGAACCATCCCAAGCCTATATCGATCGTTGTGTCAGGTTAGGACTCAGAGATACTCAAGTTCAGGCACCGGTTAAGATATCAGTAGGGCTCTGGGGCATTGAAGATCAGCATCTGACATCCACCATTCAGAAACAGCAGATGTTTTGGCTTGGTAACCATTTTGAAGCTGATATCCGACAGAACTTCGCAGACGTGCTATCCCAAGCCATAGACCAAGGTTATACCAAAGAAATGCTTACAGAAACCCTAAAACAGCAATTTTCCGATATTGCAGAAAAGTCCCAGGCATACTGGCAGGGATTGGCAGAGCATACAGCCTTAAGAATAAGGGAATTCGGCAGACTGCAGGGATATAAGAAAGCCCAAGCTAAGTACTATAAGCTTGTAGTTATCCTGGATGAGCGTACCAGTGACATCTGCCGAGCTTTGGCAGCCCAAGACAAGATCTATCCCTTAAATGATGCGATGGAAGTGATGGATAACCTGATGGCATTGGATACCAAGTCTAATAGTTTGGATGATGCCAGAGAATATATCAAAGCCATGGCACCGTGGGCGAGTAATGATCAAATAGTCTATAACAGCAGTGATGAACCTATTGGTGTTTCGGGAGCACATACCCCCTTCCCACCCTTTCATTGGAAGTGCAGAACTTGTACTGAGATGTTGATATGATAAATCTAGGTATTAAACAAATTGTCGTGAACGCTTTTATCAAATGGCACTTTGATTTCATTGCCATTAAAAAAAATGGAATAAGAATTAGCAAATATATCTAATACGACTTTGAAATCTCCATTGTATTCAGGAAAATGCTTTTTTACTATCTTAGGTGAATCCTCTACTAACTTTTTTTGTAGATCTCGTATATTTCTTTTTACGCTTATTGTTCTCATAGTTGAAGTAACAGAATTACCACCTAAAGTATAGCCCAATGCGATTGGTGCGTATATGCTACCATCATTTAATTTTAACATGTAATTTGCATTAGCTTTACGTAGCTTTTTTATCTCTGAATCAGAAGGATTTAATGAGATATCCACTACATAATCAAGCTTCTTTGTAGCTATAGTAGTAGGCCAGTTTCTATGAATTACCTCGACAATATCCCTACATTCCCAATCTCCATGCCTCATTACGTTGATAAAATATGCTTTTGATTCATCAAAACGAGCAAAAAGCAAAGGTCCAGTCCGCTGAACAAATCCTGGTTTTCTTGGGTCGGGATTAATTCCTAAATGTAGATGAAAAACACCCCAATCACTAAGCATATGGTCAAAATATTTTAAGTTTAGAATTTTATCACTTGTGTGAGGTTTTATATCTATTCCAGAGGTTATTTTATTCTCTAAGTACTGCAATTGGTGTATTAAAGTAGGATCACAAGTGAAAACATCACTCTTTAGTATTGTCCTCTTTTGGGGAGAGATTAGTCTCTCATGATAATTGAACATGCAAACAAGAATCTCATGGTTTTTCAGTGTATTAAATCCACTAAATCCTTGTGATGATAAGTAATTCTTAACATAATCGATTACATTAGTTTCAATATCGATAACCATATTCAAACCTCATATTCTGTTTTTTTGTTAGAATCTCAATTATATGGTAGAAACAATGTTATATTTGTCCAGCACCAGTTTTTTAAGTATAACTATCTCCTTTGCCTTAATATAAAATCCTAGATTTAGCCATACTCTCATGACTACTCTTTCAATATTAATCTTCTACGCTAGTTATTACTTCCCCACCGAGTTGCTTTATTAGTCAAGAGATTAATTGAGTATGCGGTAAATCATACTTGACAAAATCTATCATTTAGTATCTTATGCTATCATATAAAATCCGAGGTTTGAATATGGATATGGAAAAATGGCTAACTCTTGAAGAACTCTCAAGTTATATTAAAATTGGGAGAACTAAACTTTATAGAATGGCTCAAGATTCTATAATTCCCGCTTTCAAAGTTGGCTCTCAATGGCGGTTTGATCGAGAAGAAATAGATAAATGGTTAACTGATAATTGCAGAGCAGGAGATTTTAAAAAGCCTACCAAATTAGGACAATAATGGGAATGAAAAAATGAATGAATCCGAGACAAAGAAACCTAGAGTTACTGTAAATTTACTCAATGATCTGACTGCTAAAGAATGGATACAAGAGACTGTTTCAGTGTGGACACAGAAAGGGCTGGGGAAAAACCATAAGGATACAAAAATTGAAAAAGAGCATCCGGCACCATTTTCATACCAAGACGTAGCACGTTTAATCAGATTCTTTACCAAATCCGGAGAAACGGTATTAGACCCATTTGTAGGAATTGGATCAACATTAAAAGCTGCTGCGATTGAAGGTAGAAAAGGTATTGGTATTGAGCTTAATCCCAGGTATGTAGAATTGACAAAAACAAGATTGGAGTCCGAAATTGAATCAGATATTTACTTTTGTAGTGATCAAATAGTTATCCAAGGTGATTCAGGAAAAATCATACCAACCCTTGACAGTAATTCTGTTAAGTTAGTATTAACCAGTCCACCATATTGGAATATACTTCATAAAGAAGACCATAAAGCCACACAGGAAAGAACATCACTTGGTCTTGATACGCGATATAGTGATGACATATATGATCTTGGAAACATCAAAGATTATAGTGTTTTTTTGGACAGTCTTTCAGACATATTGGCATTATGCCATAGAGTTATTGTCCCCAATGGTCACATGTGTCTAGTAGTAGGAGATTTTCGAGATAAATCAAAGTATTATATGTTTCATTCGGATTTAGCAAATGAAATGGAAAAGCGTGGATTCCAATTGAAGGGAATTACGATTTTATATCAGAGGCATAAACGAATATTTCCATATGGTTACCCGTACTCTTTCGTTCCTAATCTTCATCATCAATATATTCTTATCTTAAAAAAGGTAGGTTAGAGGTGGAACTCAATCATATTCATTTTGGTGATACAGTAGAATTCATGAAGTCAATACCGAACAACAGTGTTAACCTCATTGTTGCAGACCCCCCATATAACATAGACAAGGATTTTGGTCCTGGTACCATTTTTACAGATAATGAAACTTGGGTTAATTGGTCGCGTGTGTGGCTTAGCGAAGCAAAAAGAGTTCTTCATGAGCAAGGGAATATCTTTGTATATGCTATACATCATAATGTATGCTATTTACAATGTTTAATGTTAGAATTAGGTTTTGAGTATAGAAGGCAAATAATTTGGTTCTACGAAAATGGATGGTCAAGATACAAAAATGGCCCTGCTTGCCATTACGAGCCACTATTATGGTTTTCGAAATCACCTAGTTCTTATTATCTTACCATTAGGGAACCATATAAAAGTACTGAAAGACTCAAGCACAAAATAACTAAAAATGGAAAGACATGGACACCTCACCCTGAAGGAAAACAAGCTGGAGATGTTTGGAACTTCCCAACTCTTTCTGGTAAAAGGTTTGCGAATGAAAGAGTTGCACATCCAACACAAAAGCCTCTGTCAATAACATATAGGATTATTGAACATTTCTCACAAACAGGAGATACTGTTCTTGTTCCATTTGTTGGTTCTGGCACAGAGTGTTTAGCTGCTTTTCAGTTGGGTCGTGATTATATTGGCGCAGAAATCAACAAAGACTATTACAATATAGCACTAAATCGATTACAAAATGCTCAGATATTGCTTACATAGTAAGAGTGAAGTACATATTTACTTAGATATATCTATGTGTGCGTTAGGATCAGAACATAGATTAAGCTCCCGACCTAATAACGGTTGAAGAATTTCCTTTCTATAGGATTTCGTGTTTACATCAGCATATAACAAATCTATTTCATGCTCAGAGATTTTAATTCGAAACCAATTCAATATCATTAACGTAAAAATAGTGATAGTAGATATTTTTACATCTACGATATTACTGATGTCTTGAATGATACGCCAATACTCAGATCTTTTATTAGGTAAAACATCGGACACGATAATTGCCTTTGTGTCATTTTTAACCCAATTGTACCTTGATGTCATCACCGCCAGAGAATCTAAAATATCTCGTGGAGCGTTTAGAATACTTTCTTGACCGAATTCCACCTCAGCTATTCCGTTACCATTGTCCATAAATGAAAGAATGATATCCATTCTCATATGGTTATTGCCCTTTCGTCCTATAGATGATCCAATTCCTGATCCTATAAGAAGATTTCGAGAAAAAAAATTTGGGAATCGATCACCGACAACAGTCCAGATTTTCTCCATCCGGTCGAAACAAAAAATAACAATATCATCCGTTTCTACCATAGATGAACCCGAAAAAGGTAGTTTTTCAAAGCTATCAAATACGAGTTTTTGATATTCAATATCTATACTGCTTGAGTCGATAAATGCTTCATTCGGGGTACGATTAACTACTGCCCCATAATTTGGGATAAGATAAATAGCACCCATTGGACAACGAGAGGAACATACTCCACATAGAACGCATAAATTATTATCAATGCTAACTGCCATGCCGTCTACTGATGTTGATATAGCTCCACAGGCACACACATCATAGTTTTTGTCAGCAGGAAAAGCCTCAAGATTTACTGGAGTAATTTCTTCGATACGAAATTTCGCACAAGGTGGATTATGGCAGTTTATACACATGCTATCAGTTGTGCACCCATTATTGAATGATACTAGTGTCGGTTGACCTGGGTTAAATTGTAAACTTATTGGAATCCATCCTCTATTTAGTTTTTTTGATGTGATAGTCTGAGGTTTTTGATTATCAAAATTATACACGAAATACCCCTTCAATATGGTTAAAATCATGGATTACAATTTTTTTTCCACTAACGATAACAGTTAGAACTAATGAAAGTAGTGATTTAAAATCAATCACACCAACACTTATACCGTAAGTATTTTTAATGTCAGCAATAAGTTCATGTACTTCAGAACGAACATTAGGAGGGTTGTACCCAACAACAAGAGTAGTTGTCTCCCATGTTGTAGGGTAGTTTTTCCTCGATAAAAGAACAATTTTATTCTCTAGTGCTTGCCGAACCCCTTTAACCGATATTTCGTTTTCTTCACCTGGCGACTTTATCTCAATGGGTATGCTATTACTATCATCAATAATTATTGCATCAGCTCTTTCGTAATTTTGCCCCATACGAGATACTCGACATTCATAGCTCAGAATGCGAAATAAGTTTGAGACAAGTGGATAAAAAGTTTCTTTATTAGAAGTTCGATAGTGTTTATATAGTTTGTCTACAGCTTCATCCTGATTTTCGGCAGTGCTTATTGCATCAGCGATTCTACTGTATAGCTCTTGTAAATTATCATAATGGTCTATTCTTTGTGAAGTAGTTTCGTATTTTAATAGTTTCTCGCTTAGCAATCTTAAAACGCCACCCCCCATCTCTTCGACAAGCGATTCAGCTTGTCTTTCTGAATTAGATTCTATGGGTGCAACTAATTCAGGAACGAATTTTTCTATTGTTTCCCTTGAAAGTTGCTGAAATGGAGAGAAAAAAATAACTCTTGAGCAATCTATACCGAATTCAGTTAATCTAAGCTCATCTACAGTAATAATTTCTCTAACGGGATCTATCAAAAACCCACTTCTTTCAAGCATCCGATAGAACGAACATCTAATGAATGATGGTTTTATACTATCGGGCAATTCATAGAAATCTGAAACTCTAAAGTCGTAACCAGCTTTAAGGATCGCGGACATAGCCTTTCCTTCTTCAGTTATATGAATCTGACTACGACCATATTTCACACCCCATCCTGCCCAGGGTATAGCTGCAACTGGGAAACGTGTATAATTTTCCATTGTTGGGTGTCGAGTTATTCCTCTAGATATAGCTATTTTATCAATAATATCATCAAGCATTCCTTTATTTTCTCTTGCCTCCTTAACTTTATTCAGCATAGCTAAAACAAGATTTTCATCTTTATCATTCGATATGCTCATCGGACCAGCCATCATCTCATCTCGGCTAATGCTCCCCAAGGCATCCATCGTTAACAGAATACCACCGATTACTCTAACGGTTTGCTCACTTCGAACACCCAGTACTTCATTGGGGTATGCAATACCTAATAGACACTCTATCATTAATTGTTTAGGATTCTGAGCGGATACTACATGATCGCCAAGCAATGAAAAAGAATATTTTAACTTACTTGAAGTTGACTGAATCCATCCTAATGTGCGGAATAATTCAGCGTACATTTTCGACTGATTATAAATTGGATCTCTACTTCTATCAACACGAGTAGATCTTGTAAGGGCTTCAATACCTAAAGCACCCTGAGAAGTGACATTGTTAGTTGCGACCATGGCTCTTGAGATATCATCTAATCCAAATTCAGAACATCCATGAAGTACATTATAGACATCAATAAATACACGTATGAAAATACTTAGATCAGATACCGGGTTAGGTATTCTTTGCATATAAAATCCTATAAAATTGCACTGAAATCTTAGGAAAACAGAGGTGTTTACAATGTCCCATTACAACTATATCCAACAAATAGAAGATCTACTTAGGTAGCAAATCTCTTAATATATTTATGTTTACCAGATTATACATAGATAGAATATAGAGTATTCCGGTTGTTAGAATTATCGTAATAAGGATTAACAATGGTATGTTTACCATAGGAATGCTGATTTTACGAAGTTTCTTATTGTCATCAGCAGCTTTTATTATAATGCTTTGTATAACAGCTTTAGAGTCATGGTTGAACCTGTAGGGATGATTTGGAGATGATTTTATTTGCTGATTATAATTATATAGGTATTGTGAAGCAGAAGAATCCGTCTTAAAAACATCAGAAAATATATCACTATTAGCACATATCAATTCTCCAATAAGTCTCTTTTGAATTTTACGACTTTTTGAAGTATCGTTGTTAGACATCTTCATAGCAGCTTGCCAGCAAAGGGCTCTAATATCACGTTCAAACTGACAGCCAGCTTTGCTAATTTGCTTTTGTATTGATTTTAACACTTTCGTATGAACATATGTTAATGCAGAATTAACCGTTACTTTCGTACTGTTGTACGGATTTAACTCCGATTGATACCTTAGCATTAATTGGGTTTCAGCTTCTAGGGCATATTCAAAGTCATACATTTTTCGATAGAAAGACTTAATAATCAGTGGAATATTATAGTACCCAGCAAATATCCTATCACCGACATAATCAATAGCTTCTATAATATCTCCCCACTTAAATTTTTCTTTTAGATAGTTTATAAGGCTTGATCCCACTATTGCGCCAACAATAATTCCAATACCACCACCAACCAAAGTTCCAACGCCCGGAGCAAGTCCAGTACCTATAGCTGCACCTACTTTAGCTCCCGCTACAGCTAAAACTCCAGATGTCCCAATTCTTACTGCATCCAATCCGATATCAACACGCGTCTCAAATCCGCTTTGTTTCCCAGTACTGTATTTTTTTATGTTTCTTACAGTTCTAAACCCAAATAACGCAAGGGCTATATAGGGTATATTATTAGATAGATCTCCTGCTGATTTAATATCATCAAAAGCATTCTCTGCAGCATTCCAAGCATCATCATGAGAAAATCCACCATCAATAACATCGATTCCTTGTTCATTCAATGTGTCTAATGCACCCGATTCGTGAAGTTTATCATATAATTCATGATTGATAATATAATTATGAGAATCAGGATGTTGTGATACTACGTGCAAAAAGTTTGATTGATTTTTGAAAGATTTAACCGAGTATTCTATCGTATCACCATTGTGATCTATTGTGAATAAGTCATCGTCAGGATGGGATCTATTTTCAAATAAACTGGAATTTTGTCCTTGGTTATCTAAAAACTGTTTAGCATCAAATTCGCCTTGCTGACCAGTGTAACCTTTTATGTAAGAATCAATCGATTTAGTACCACGATCCTTTAATAGCTCTATCTTACTATACCAATCTAATGGGGAAGCATCACCCATAATATTATTATATCTGTATTCAAGTACATTTAATACATCACTATGATTATCGCACGCCGCATAGATATCATACAGATTTGTTGTTGATGAGCCAATTGATAATAATGAAGCTTCTATAAACGTTGATTTTATTTTGTTTGAGGGGTTACTCTCTGTTACAAATTGGATGGCATAATTAAGTTGTCGTCTTTTAAAAAATGCTTTGATCTCAATGATAATCAGAATTAAACTTACACTAATCAGAATAATGGCAATGATCATTTGTGGCTACCTTTTTAGATACAATGTAAACACACTAAATACTGGATTCATAACCCGTCTTTTTCTAATTTAGGATAGCAAAAAGAAGTTTTTTGAAGGTCATAAGAGTTTTTGCTTAGTTCTAGCGAAAATCAATCCTAAAAGCATAAATAAGCACGATATCAACAATGTCACGTAACTGAGTTCTATTGGTACTCTGGGAATCAAGCCTATACATATTGCATAAATTGTACTTAGCGATAACCCGATATTGACGAGTAAATAGTGTGGTCTTTTCCCGAATAATAAAAGTATTAAGAACGGAGCAAATGCAAATACTATATTAGCAAAAAAAACAGCTAGAGACAGTATGCTGTCATACAAGTTTGCTATAATAGTCATACTAATTACTACAGCAAGTAATGTGATTAAATAACTGGATTTCTTTTTTTCACTACTTCCCTTTCTCAACTTTTCAATTAGCAAAGCGGAACCTTGAATAAATGTATCTGCAGTTGACATTATAGCACTTAGAATAGCGATAAACAACATAATTTTAAGTATATGCGGAATCAAATCCAATGAAAAGGTGTGAACAAATACATAATCTGGATTAATGTTTGACATCAGCATTTTTTCCTTCAATAAAATACTAATTAGAAAAATGCCTGAAGCAGTGGTAATAATGCATAATACAGATACTATAAGTGTGTAGAGTGAATGTTTACTACTTTTTAATATTGCATAGCGTTGCCATATATCTAAAGAACCAACTACGATTAAAAAGCCAAATAACCCGAATAGTATACTCTTACCAGGTGAAAAAAAATCAAACTTGCTATTCTGAATAACACTACTAATATCTGGTAATTTGAAAAATAAAAAAAACATCGTTATAAGAAAAAGAGGAATTAATGTTAAAATCATTTGAACAACATCTGTTTTTACTACCCCAGAAAAACCTTGTTTTGCAGTATATAAAGTAATAGTTAATAATATAATCAATGTGCACACACTATAATGAATACCAGTAATTTCATTAAGCAATAATCCGCCTGCAATGACTTGAATTAACGATACAGCAAGAAATCTTAGTAAATTAGCGCTAAAAAATATATATTGTGTAGACTTTGGATACAAATCAATAACTAACCCAGCTCCTAAACTTTCCTGCGGAATGCTTCTTATTCTCGTGTTGAATGCGTGTAATGTTAATAAACCTATTATGACACCGACAAAATAAACTAATACTGGAGAACCGTATTTATATGAAAATCCTGTAAAAGTGACAAAAGTATTACCTCCAACAATACCAGCAATTATCGAAAAACATAATGTTAACCAATGAGTGTTAGGATTTAGCTCCCATGGCTTTAAACTACTCTTTATAGACATCCCCCAAATAAAAACCACTAAAACATATAAAATTAATGCTGCTATCATATTAACATCCCTATTAGTGCTCTATGATTAATTATTTTATGCAAATCCCCTATAAGTGGTATTACCAACTCTCCAACTTCATCCGAGAAAAACTGATTCCCGCATTCAACAAAACCAATTCTTTTGTACAAAAACAGATGTCGAGGACAAATATTTAATGCAATAATTCTAACCCCCTTATTAAATAGGTGCTTAACTACACACGCGCCTAACCTATGAGCAATACCAGTATTTCTAAAATCTTGCCTAACACAAAATTTTGATAAATATGTGCATTCTTCTTCATTAAAAACACGATATATCTTTTTTTCTTTAGGGACTAAATTGGCATAAGGCGTTTCCCTGCATTGTGCAATAATAACTCCCTGATAATCTATTATTACATGGTAGCATGTGTTGGGTACTGAGTCAATATAGTCCTTTGCGAGGTTTCTTTTAAGCTCTTTCTCAAAAACCAGTGATTTGAGAATTTTAGTACTTAATGAAGGGATTTTGATAGAATATCTATGAGAATCAATTGAGAAAACTCCTTCACGATCGGAATCTAATATAGACCATTGCCCACTACCTCGTCCTACATTTGTATCAATTGATGCAAGTATCCTTAAATACACATTATTGGGATACTTCTTAAGCGTTTGAATAAGGTCTTGAACTACCGTTGACACATTATCACCAGAATACATCTTACTTTGAAGATAACATACTGCTTCGAGCTTCACATCGCCACAATTAGTCGAACTCTCTTTAATCTCTGATTTTACAACATCATAAATGAAGGACGCAAATAAGACTGACTTGATTCTTCCATGAAAAAGCAAATTCACTGCATTTCCTGTTATCTCGCTTTGGTGTTGATGAATATCAATAAAACCTTCGGAATAAACCTCATGTTCCTGTGAATTAAACAATTCACTCGTATCATCTAAACATAATTTCCATATCCCGTTTAAATTGGGAAGAGAAGATCCGTTTTGAGTAGGCAGTCGTTTAATAATAGCTGGGGCGTTACTTAATTCTCTGAATATTACTTCTGAAGATAGAAAGCACCCAGTTTTCTTAAAAATATCCGAAAGAAACATGCCACAACATAGATTTTTGGATGAATCAATTTCCCACAATAATGGAGAACCACTAAATCCATCTAAATCAAAATAGTCTACCTTTGAAAATTCAAGTTGAACTATTGGACCTTTAACAACAGGTTTTTCCCGACATTGTATACAGTTACCATTGTATCGAGAGTCTTTCTTACTATAACCGAAGAATACCATTTTAGCGCCAGAACTTGGCATTGACTCTTGGTACAAACGAATGAATGAGGGCTCATCTATCCCAATTGGAATCATAACAACTAAGTCTACATCACTTACATGGATTATTGTAGCGTTAAAATTATGATTTGCATCAACAATTTGGAAAGTACTATTCATCTGCTTACTCAAATTTTTAAAAATATGCTTGCATGTTAAAATCAAGTAGAATCCTCTGAACTCAACTAAAAAACATGTCCCAATTATATCATTATTATATTGAACAGTGTATATAGCATCCTGTATCATGCTTTTTTAAAATCCCACTTGATGATACCATTTATCTGAGCTTTAGTAGCTACTTTGCTAATTATAAAATTTCCTTCTGCTCCAATTTCAAAACCTATTTGAAGTTCTATGCTAGATATTGATTTTTGAGCTTCACTAAATTTTTTACTCATTTCTTCACCAATTGACTTCAAAGTATCTAAAAGAAATTCCAATTTTGCTTGGCATGTATCACCAATTCCTCTTTCGACCCATTGAGAATTTGAACCTGTTTGAACTAGGATTTTTGTGTTATCATTTACATACAATTCAATCATAATGTCCTCTCTTACACTAATGTTATATTTCGATTCTTATTTTACCGAAATAGTTAATTATGTTAACATCAAATGGTGAAAGATATTAATTATGTATTCTTCCACCAGTATTCGGCAAAGCAATCCCTATGTTGCATTTTAATACTCCAATTATAGATCATTTAAATCATGTTAAGAGTTTAAATTAGAGAAGTTGATTTATGTCAATAAAAAATTCTGTGGCAACTTAAGGCAACCTGATTTGTCAACATACATGGTAATGGTTTCATAGCTCCAGATTAAGATTATTGGAGCAAACATGGAACAGAGCCTCTTACTGAAAGTCAAAGAGCAGCTTATCCGGCATGAGGGATTGAAACTCAAACCATATCGCTGTCCAGCCGGGAAACTGACCATAGGTATCGGACGCAATCTGGATGATTGCGGCATCTCCCAGATAGAAGCCTTTGTCCTGCTTGAGAACGATATGTTGCGCTGTGAGAGGGAACTACTAGCTGAGATTCCTGAGGTCTATTCCAGGCTAAATGAGACACGGAAGTCGGTTCTGCTCAACATGTGCTTCAACTTGGGCATATCTGGACTGATGCAATTCAAGAACACCCTGGCTTTCATTGGCTCTGGTGATTTTGAAAGGGCTGCTAATGGGATGCTGGCTTCTCGGTGGGCTAAGCAGGTCGGTCGTAGAGCCATTGAGCTTTCTGAACTGATGAGAAAAGGCTGATGCCCGCTGCTTTACCGGTTGAATTGTCTGAAGTCCTAATCTTTTTGAATCTACCCTCGGAGATGCAAAGCAACTCTGTTTTCAAATTGCATCAACATATAGTCTTGGAAACTCTCAGATCTGTCGTGATGGATAACTTTTACCAGTCAGCCTTTGATCCGAGAGTGGGAGAAGAAGATCCTCTGTATATTGCCTTCCAGTCTGCTTATTGCTTTTTTATGCTTCATTCCACTTGCGAGTTCCTCAATTTAAAGACTTTGGGCGAGGGAATCGTTAAGACCGTAGGATTAGACCAATCGGCTACCGAACTGCTCACAGGTGCGGAAATAGATGCCTTTAAGTCGAAACTTGAGCTCAGAGCTCTGACAGTCCTGTCTGCCTACCTGAACGATGCCGGCAAGGAAAGGCTTGGGATTATCTCTCCCAGACCTCCAAGGGTAATCAGGGTCGGAGTCATCTGATGGCAAACCGAGTATTTGACTCACCGGATGAGCTGATGGCTGAGATCTACCGGGCTATCTATACAGCACTTGAGAGCAGACTGCATCTGATCGGTTCTGTAATCGATGCCAATGCCAGGAAAGAGATTTTAGCTCAGAACATCTATGATAAGGGCGACTTCTACGGCAATACAGGCTATCTGGTCGAGACCCAGCCTTCCGGCATGAACCTGAGGGTCGGCTCCAATGTCAAACACGAGCCTTTTGTTTTGGGCGGTAAGGTGCCTTCTTGGACTCCCATTGCTCCGCTAATCGCTTGGGTTGAACGCAAGCACCTATCTTGGACTGACAAAGAGACAGGCAAGCAGCTAACCATCGCTGAGATCGCATATCTCATCCGGGGCAAGATCAAAAGGGAAGGCATCGCTGCCCGTAATGTATTTGCCGAGGTGATCACCAACCGGGAGCAGTGGATATATGAGCAGCTTAACTCCATCGAGGTCAGGTTATGACCAATTTGGAGCGTTTTCTGGCTCAAAGGGATAAGATAATTCAGTCCCTACAGCCCTGTAATATTCCGACCATTATATTCAACAAGGACAATATCCCCAAGAACCTGCCTTGCGCTATTGTCATCTTAGATAACGAGGATGGCATCAAAGCCACCGTTCGTCAGTTTACTGCCACCGATATAGCCTGGACCGTCTATCTGATCGTCAATGCTCAGAATGTGGATGATCCTGACTTAGACCTGTATAAACTCAAAGAGAAGTTCAGAGAACAGTTTATCAAGTTTCTAAATAGAGACATACCCCATATTGAGTATTACACATCCAGGATAGACGGCACCCGGACAGTCAGGATAGCCAAACTTGATCTGCTGAAGAGCGACTCGGGAGCGGCATCATGAAGGTAATGCGCCTGGGTAACCATAACGTGGGCATCAGCTCAGCCACTGAGCTGTTGGAAAGTAAATACAAGTCGGAAGCTGTTGACCTAGCTGTTCTGAAACGAGTCGGTAAACGGCTGATCTCCAAGGAAGCAGAAAGCAAGAAAGTAGTGTCTCAACCCTACTCCATGAGCAAGCTATTGGCACTTTTGGATACAGATGAGTACCATTCTGGCTGTGTGGATGCCATTACGATGGCTACGGTCATGCAGTTTGAGTGCAAGAACAGTAATGTCACCAAGTGGATGGAGACTGCCGAGTTCCCTGCCTGTGAAGACCAGACCACTATCATAGGTGAGCTGATCAAGTTCTATATTGCCTGTGGTAATGGGTTCCTGATCAAAATGCGTAATGCCCAGGGTCAGTGGATGGGTCTGGAGCGTATGTTACCCACTGAAGTACAGATAGTTGAGAACTATGACGAGTTCGGGTTCTTCCGCCCCAACTTTATCCAGACCAAGAATAATCAGAAACAAGACTTTACCTATGCAGATATCATCCACATCAAGAAAAGCACCCACAAGTCCAATGCCTGGGGTCTGTCCTGCCTGCCTATAGCTATTAATATCGAGATATTGTCTGAGATTAAGACCTTCGACTATAACAACTTCCTGAATGGTCTGATGATCGATTATTTCGTGATAGTGGAAGGGGGAACCCTGCGTGATGGGACAGTGACAGATGAGCAGGGCAATGAAGTACTGACCGATGCCTATACCGAGATTGAGAAAGCCCTGACCGAGGTTAAAGGCAATGCCAAATCTCACTCCACAGTCCTGATCGAAAGTGAAAGCAAGGAAGTCCGCATTAGGCTGGAACCTCTGCGCCAACAGGACAGGGAAGGTGGTTTCCTTAGCCTTAAGAAAGACCTCAGAGAAGGCATCTTCGCATATCACCGGGTTCCTGCCAGAGTGGTCTCTCAACTTATACCAGGTCAGCTTGGAGGCGATAACAAGAGCGATATGCTGATGTTCTACCACTTCGTGATTAAACCTCTCCAGGAACGCTTGGCTTTAACATTAGCCATCGAGTTCAACTATGAGTTCAACTGGAACGTAACACCAGATGACTTCAACTTCGGTAACCTGACAGAAGCTCTGCAATCTCCCGATGAGCAGCTCTTTATGCAGAACCGCAATTTTTCCAATAACCCATAACAATACCAATACACAGGAGGTAAAGTGTACCCATTTAGCAAAAACCGAAAGCTCGTCCAAAAGGGCGAACTGCGTAACGTGGAAGTGGAACTGGTCTCCCTGCTGTTTGATGAGATGACCCCAGCCAATCAGAAAGGCTTTGTCATCAAATCAGCCCAGGGCAAGAGCTATGAGCCCAAATTCCACTCCATCAAGTTCAAAAGTGAAAAGACCGGAACCCAGGGTCGGCTGTATGTCACCCTCATGGAGCCGGATGTCAAAGACAGCCAGGGCGACTATTACACCAAGGACGAGATCCAGAAGTCCTGCGATCACTTCGCTAAGCATGGTCTGGTCGGTAAGAACGATGTCAATCACAACCTACAGACCGTTCCCGAGTTTGTGGTGGTCGAGAACTACATCCTCAAGACTGCCGACAAGGAGCATTTCCCGGACACCAATACCGGAGCCTGGGTGCAGGTGCTCAAGTGTGAAGACATGAACAGTGAGCTCTGGCAGAAGGTCGAAAAAGGTCAGTTCCATGGTGTATCCATCTATGGTAAAGCTGATGATTACGGTGATACCAAGGCAGTCCTGGATGAGATCAAGGGAGAGCTCAATACTCTCAAGCAAGTCGCTGAACAGCATAACAACACCGAACTGCAGAAGGGCATTACTGCTATCTCTGACCGCATTACCGATCTTGAGAAGGGTGGTAATGGTAACATCATGGTCTCGGATGCTATCCGCAGTATCGAGAAGAGCCTGAAAGACTTGTCGGTCACCATGAGCAAAGCCATCTCCAAGTCCATCAAAGGTGAACCCGATGAGAACCAAGGCAATATGGACACAGAAGTCCTGATCGATGGCAACAAGGTCTTGGTCAAAGCCACCCATAAGGAAATCTACAAAGGCATAGCCGATGTCGACTCCGGGTCGGTCATGAATATCCTCAACCCCAACACCACCAGTCTGTTTATCGACGAAGTGGTGGGCAGCCAACCGGGTGATACCCTCTCCGATATCTCGGTCATTCCACTGCTTAAAGACGAGAAGATCGACATCGGGCTGATTGACGATCTGGTCTTTAAGAACAGCCTGGATGGCGCTCTGACGGCTCAGAACGTAGCCACTGCCGACCTGTCCGTACCTACCGGCATCCTCAATGCCGAGTTCACCTTAGGCAGGGATGTGGTCGAGTTCTATAAGGACAAGTATGGTGAGCAAGCCTTTGGCGCTTATGTGGAACAGCATATTGCCAAGAAAACCGAGAAAGCCATACGCCTACTCCTATTCAAAGGTGACAGAGTCAGTGGCACAGATAAGCTCAAAGCTCTGGATGGTGTGATCAAGTTGGCTACTACCGGCACTGATATCACCAACCTCTCCAAGACCACTTATCCCAAGTGGGTTGACCGCTTTGAAGCCGCTCTGCTTGCTTTCAGTGATGAGCTGTTGGAAGAGCAGGAGAACTTCAAGTTCTATGTCTCCCAGAAAGACCTGATTCGGATCAGAGCTGAACTGGCAGACCGGGAAACCAATGCCGGGGATCGTCTGCTGTTGGAAGGCGGTAACGTCTCCTTTGCCGGTATCCCAGTTAAATCCCGACTCATGCCGGATGACTATATTATCGGTGGTCTGCCTAAGTTCATCATCATCGGCTACCGTACCGATGCCGAACTTAAAGTCGAACATCATGGCGCAGACTGGAAGTATCACTGGTATATCCGTATCCGTCCCGGCATCACCTATATCCCCAACTTCATCGAAGTGTTCAAGTTAACCACCTAACCATAACAACCAATAAGTAGATAAGGAGTATCTATGGACTTTATCATTAACAACCAGGAGTTCATCCTGGGACTGATTGCCACCCTGATTGTCTGGCTGATTGCCTGGATAACCGGTAAGACCTTGGATAAGACCAAAATCAATGCTGCCTTAGCCATGATCTTGGAGATCATCCAGGACATCAAGACCAATCCCAACACCAAGCTGTTGGACGACTATGCCAAGAAGCAACTGGCAGTGGAAAGAGTAGCCAAGTCCCTGCCTGCCAAACAGACCAACCTGGTGCTGAAGTTTTTCGGCACTATCGGTGGCGCAGTGGAGTTCGTGTTCCATAACCGCAAGTGGCTGTTCTCACTCGGGAAAGCGGTTAAGGGAGTATTCTAATGCCTCCCTCTCCGATCACCACACCTACCTATCCCACCGGCACTACTCAGAGTGATCTGCTGTTTTCAGCCCTGATGGAAGGTATGGTGGCAGATAAGATCTACTTCGGCTTCGGCACCTATGCCGATGCCGATGTGGATACCATCTATGCCAATAAAGCTGCTGCCGAATCTGAACTGCTTGCCAACTTCGATTCCTTGGGCGAGTTGGCTGAGAAACCGGGTAAAGCCGATTCCAAGCTGACCAAACTCAAGACCCGTAACTATACCATACCGGGTAAGAGAACCAGTACGGTGGAACTGACCATAGTCGGCATGTCAGCCAAGCAGAAGAACTACCTCGAAAGCCGTTCCTTCTCAGGTAAGGATATGACCATCGTGATCGTCTCCACAGAAGTGGACCGCATCATTATCTTCAATGGTATGCGCTGGACGGTCGAATGGTCGGGAGAAGCTGACGGTCTGTTCTCTGTGGTTATCTCCACTGAGTTCGCAGGCACTACTGCCGGAAAGGTCTATCTCAAGAAGGATATCCCCGTCACCTGATATGCCTCCCAGAAAGAAAGTGACACCTGAACCTCAACTGCTGCCTGAGTGCCAGTGCAAGCCGGAGATCAAAGACAAGGTCGACAGCCTGCATGAAGAGATCTATGGCAACGGCAATAGCAATAACTCACTGGTCACCCGCATGGCGAGAGTGGAGACGAACATGAAGTTGCTTCTGGGCGTCTCCATCTCCCAATTCTTTATGCTGATCGGGGTGGCTATCAAGATGTTTTTTGATTGAAATGAAAGGATTAATTATGCTAGATCCCAAACTGACCTATAACCAGCTCAGACAGATCCTATGCCTGACCATCTCCAACGGTACCCTGAAAGCCAAGTTGGAAGACTTCCTCTCCGGCAAGCTGACTAAGGTATCGGAAGTAGAGCTGTTGGAGATTATCTCCACCTCGGAAGCCGATAAAGACTTGATCCGCATCCTCTCCGGACAAGACCCCGATGATCTGGATGCTGTGACCGCCTTGGAGTATATCTCCTCTTTTTTCGCCTATATCAGAGCCAACAGTCAGAGGTGCAAAAGTTGGCTCGGGAGTTTAGGATTGGCAGTGACCGGAAAGGCACCCGTTACCCCTATGAGAAGTTCGAAATGATCATGCGTAAGTTAGGCTTCACCAATGACGACTTCAACCGCCTGACTCTGCCGGAGTTGTACTTGCGCCTCTGTATGAGTGATCCCAAGGGAGATATCTGATGGATGCTTTAATCGGCTGGATCGGTGGTAAACGTCTGCTCAGAAAGACTATCTCCCAGTATGTGCCAAATGACATCACAGGCTATATCGAACCCTTCGGTGGTGCTGCCTGGATGCTCCTGCTCAAAGACAGATGGGCTGATTTAGAAGTGTATAATGACTTAGACTACAGATTAGTGAATCTCTTCCTGCAGGTCAAATACCATCCTGATGAGCTTATTCGGGAACTGGACTATATGGTCGCCAGCCGTAAGTTGTTTGGAGAGATCATGAAACAGGAAGGTCTGACTGAAATCCAAAGAGCTGCCAGGTTCATGTTCCTGATCACCAGAAGTTATGGTTCAAAGGGCGACAGCTTCGGCACTTCTCAGAAGCGAGGTACTTCCAGTATGTATAATCGGCTGGAACGCATCAAAGAGCTGCACAAACGCCTGGATATGGTGATCATCGAGAACCTATCCTATGAGAAAGTCATAGATAAGTATGACACCAAGTCCAACTTCTTTTACTGTGATCCTCCCTATATGGTAGGCTATACCTATGAAAACTCCAAGCAGTTCAGTCATGCAGACCTGCACAAGAAGCTTAAGAACATCAAGGGCAGGTTCATCCTCAGTTACGACGATAATCCCGATGTTCTGAAGCTATACAAAGGCTATCACATCAAGCATGTAACCAGAACCAAGGGTATCAACCGTAAAGAAGGCAAATCGGAGTATAATGAAGTGATTATTGCCAACTTCCCCTTGGAGAGCAAATGAACAGTATAATCTCCTGGGTGGGTGGCAAACGGTTGCTCAGAAAGAAGATCCTGCCCCTTATCCCCAGGCATGACATTTACTGCGAGGTATTTGGAGGTGCTGCCTGGGTGCTGTTCGGAAAGAGTCCCGACAAGGAAGACTGGCAGTTATCCAGTAAAAGCAGATATACTGAGGTCTATAACGATATCAATGGCGACCTGGTTAACTTCTGGAAGTATATCAAAAACCACCCGGAAGCCTTCGTGACTGAGCTTAACCAGTATCTAATCTCCAGAGAGCTGTTCGATGTATTCACTAACCATCAGCCTAAGACTGAGTTGGAACGAGCTATCCGCTTCTACTTCCAGTTGTCCTGCTCTTATGGCTCAAGATCAAAGAACTTCTGCATAATGCAGGGTTACAAATACATGCCTCTGCGCCAACTGGAAAAGGTAAAGGTAGCCTCTGAAAGGCTGCAGCAGGTGATCATTGAAAAGCAGGACTATGAGAAGATAATTAACCGGTATGACAGTCCCAATACGTTCTTTTACCTGGACCCACCTTACTATACAAAGGAGCACTTATACGATAGAGAAGACGCAGATGCTTTTACCAAGCATGAAGATATGGCAGTGATGCTGAGGACAATTAAGGGCAAGTTCCTGCTGTCCTACAATAATGAGTCTTATATAAAGAAGTTATACAAGGGCTTCATTATCGAGACAGTCGAAGCTCAATACACCGTCTCAGGTAGCTTCCAGACTCAGATAGAGTTGATGATCAGGAATTACTAAAGTCTTATAAGAATTGAATCAATTTACGCTTAATAACACCAATTATGCTTTAAAGTAAGATGATATGTCTTTGGCTTTTTTAATCTGTTCTGCTATGAGTTTTTTAGGACAACCAAGGTTAGTTAAATGTTCTCTAATAGCTGTTCTAACATCAGCCCAAGATGCATGTTGATGGTGTGCAAGAGCAATCATTTCGATTGCATTCTCCTGTTCACTGGCGTGTCCACAAAAGATCTTATCTTGATCTCCAAAACATGAAGGTAGTTTGTCTTTCCAGTTCATTTGGACTCCTTAGTTTTTTTTCATTATCTATAATATAGGATTTTTGTCAATGAGTAATAATGCCTGAACTAACTTTCAAACTAGTCCTGATTACCGATGATGCCAATCTCAAGCTGGGAGAAGTGACTCAGGAAGCTTCGTCTGCCAAAGAGCAGATAGAGAAGCCTGCTGCAGTCAAGATCTCTGCAGAACAGGCTCTGGCTACCATCCGTGATGTCAAGATCGCCTTTGATGGTGTTCTGCAAGTACTTGGCTCGGTTGTCTCTTCCATGAATGACTTTCTGAATGCATCCTTGTCCCAAAGGCAAGCTGTAACCTTAGCCAAAATAGCCTTTGGAGAAGCAGCCGGTGAGATGGGCAACTTTTCCTCAGCTATGCAGAAAGTCACCAACTTTGAAGATGATGTGATGTTAGCTCTTATGTCTAAGTTAGCACAGACATTCAAGTTGAATAAAGATGAGATACAACAACTGGTCCCTGTACTATTGGACTTTGCTGAAGCCAATAAAAGCACCGGCATGACCATCGAGTCAGCCTTTGATCTGATGGGACGTGCCCTGAACGGACATACAGAGATGTTAGGCAGGTATGGCATTGAATTGGATTCCACCCGACTGAAGACCGAAGGTGTATCTTATCTGGTGGAGAAGTTGTCTAATGACTATGGCGGAACTGCTGAAGCTTTGGCTGATCTGCGTCTGCAGAATGCCAATACCTGGGGAGATATCAAAGAGACCATCGGTGATATGCTCAATGTCCTGATTACTCCGCTTTTGAAAGGTCTGCGCTCACTTATGGAAGGTTATCAGAATTTATCTCCGGTCATGAAGGGCTTTGTCACCGGACTGATGATAGCCATCCCTGTGATCGGGACAGTAACCACTGCTGTTATTACTCTAACTGCTGCCTATCATGCTCTCAAGATAGCCATTAACCCCGTAGCCGGGATTATCGGTCTGGCAGTAGGAGCGGTGGCAGGTCTGGGTTTTGCCTATGCCTCCACACAGATAGCCAATCAGTCCGCGATGGAAACACAGGATGAGTATAGGGACTCGGTAGATCAAACTGCTGTGAGCGTGGAGTCCTTGGTATCCAAGCATAGGGAAATAGCCTTCAGTATCGACTATGTGGAAGCTAAACGCCGTCTGAATGAGATCAAGCGGGAGATGGCTGATTATGAGGAGACTGTTAAACTGATGCAGACTGATATGGTTTTGGTCAGTGACGATTATTTTGATCGGCAGAGAGAACGCACCATTGAAGCTTCCGAACTGGCTAAGAAGATAGCTGCTGAAGATGCCAAAGCCGTAGCTGAGTATAACAAGGAAAAGGTACGTGTTGAGACCGAAGCCACATTATCAGGTATTGCACTGTTGGATTATAAGCTTGAATACACCAGGCAACACTTCAAGGCCCTGGGTATGGTGACAGCCGATAACGCTGAGGAACATATCTCTACTTTGGAAAAGGTCAAGAGTCTGGAGCAGCAGTTATCTCAAGCCAAACAGCGAGACCTGGATGCCCTGCGCTCACTGGAGCAGAAATATAACACCCTTGCCCTTGAAGATGCTGTAGCACGCAGACAGAGTGAACTGGAAACCCAAAGAGATGCCGAATTAGAGAAAGCCAGATTGCTCAATGCCTCGGAACAGACTTTAGCTAATATTAGAACCTACTATGCCAATGAGATCAACAGAGTGGAACAGGATGCTATTGCCCAAAGGGTCAAACTAGCAGAGACCGAGCAGAGGGATAAACAGAGGTTAGCTGAGGAAGAGCAGCGCAGAATGCAGGATTTGGAGGACACCAGATTTGACTTTGCCCAGCGTTTACTGGATTTATCGGGTAACACCTATCAGGCGGAACTGGATGCAATTGATAACTACTATACTAAAAAGAAAGACAAACTTATAGAAGCAGGCATCACTGAGGAGCAGATCACCAGACAGATCGAACTGGCAAAGTCCAGGGTCAGGGAGCAGTTCGACCAGAAGCACATAGCCGGAGTCAGTCAGATGTTAGGCAACCTTGCTAAGACTTCCGAAGCCTTCGGTAAGAAAGGCTTTGCTCTCTGGAAGACCTTGTCCATAGCCCAGGCGATGATGGATACATATTCCTCAGCCAATGCCGCTTATAAGGCTATGGCAGGCATACCCATCGTTGGACCCGGACTGGCAATCGCCGCTGCAGCCGCAGCTATCGGAGCAGGTCTGGCTAACGTGGTCGCTATCAGCAATACCGAGCCACCCAAGGCAGCCAAGGGCGGTATGCTTATCGGTAACTCCCATAGTGAGGGAGGTATCCTGATAGAAGCCGAAGGTGAGGAATATATCACAGCCAAAGATAGAGTAAAAGCCTTGGGCAGAAACATCTTTGACTTTCTCAACTTCGCTCCGCTTCATCAGGTGAAGCTTGCCTTTGCCGGACTGCCTGTTCCCAGTGTCCCACTGCCTGCCAACGTCGGCTCATATTACGGCTCAGGTGGCAGTATCTCAGGCAGAGGCAGTATGGATGCGCTTCTTGATATAATGAGCGATATGCGGGATAAGATCGTGGAGTTACAGCAGAAAGTAACTGAGTCCAAGCCCATAATCGATATCCATGTTGACCCACTCTCCAATGACCCTGTCAGGGTGAGTGAGATAGCCGATACGGGCAAGCAGATCAGGAGCGAGGTCTAGTGGCTAATCTATTCAAAGTGGACTTTATCATGGGTAAGACTGATGCGGTGGATTATTGTCAGATTAAGCATAGCCTGACAGATACGACCACAGACAGGCAGATCATCTCCCTTTCAGTCTCTGCCGATAAGCTACAGTCCATCTCCAATTACAGCCGGGAACCCAAGCGTCTGACCTTTGAGTGCTTTCCGACTGCCTGGATTACCGATAACATCCTCTCCGGAATAAATGAGCATGAACGCTACATCTCCCACTATGAGGTTAAGGTCTATCGGGATAATGTCCTGCTCTTTACCGGTATTATCGATACCTCCCAGTTAAGCTATGATATATCTACCGGCATCCTCAAGTTCACCTGTTATGATAAGATAAAGCTGTTATCGGTATATTCCGACCTGACTCACTATTACAGCCTGACAGCAGGTTACCTGCCTGTTTGGATCTTGGGCTATTTCCTGCAGGATATCCAGCAGACGATTCCCATATCCCTACCATATAGTAACCAGTTCACTCTGCCTAACCTATATATTGGAACAGGTGACGCCTTAACCATAGCTCATGTGGATTATAACGACATCCTGCAGTTTCCCGATCCGCCCGGAGGCTGGACCTATACTTTTCATAATACATCTTGGGCCGCTCCTAAGTATGGCTATATAGTGGATACCATAGCCAACCGGGTTACCTTTGTCTTTGCCCACAAAGTGGTGATCCAAGCCACCTATCCCAGTCCTGCCACTACCAAATACCAAGGCAGGTTCAGAGCCAGAATCCTGCGCTTCTACAACAACATCTGTCCCGTGATCATGGAATACGATGAGAAGACCGGCTGGGAGGATAACCTTACCTCTCTGGATAATGCCTATAACGAACTTCTAAGCTTTTTCAATGACAATGGCATCTCCGAAACCCAGATAAATAACCTGACCAGTACCGGTACCTTAGGTAACAGTCACTATGGCAGCAGCCAGTTGGTCAATACCTGGGTAGAAGCCGACTTCTATGGCAATCTGATGCCTGTCCGTTTGCATCCCGGTAAGTCGTATGAGACCTTTAAAGAAGAGCAGACCGATAACATCAAGGTGCTTCAGGCTATGCTTATGCTCTATAATGCTACTATCTATACTAGTCCCTCCGGGAGTATAATCCTCAAGAACAAGGATGCCTACTCCACTACTATAATAGATATAGCGGATGAGGATGTGGTCACCTTCATCACCAAGCGGGGTAATCAGGAGCAACCGGATACTGCCATCCTAGACATCTTAGCCGGAGATACAGCTCAATTGCAGAACCAGATAAAAAGTTACCTGATAGACTTCTACGATTCCAAGTGGAGCATTGATGCCACTATCGACCAGTTAAGTAATTACAACCTTAATCTGCAGGGCAAGATTAGGATCAAAGGCAAGGTCTATGCCATTACCGAACTGGAGCGTAACTACCTATCAGATGAATACAAACTCAAGGCATGGTTAACATGAATGGATTTCGCATGATCAGGGTCGATAACGGCTATAGCACTTATACCTGCGAACACGGGCAGGTGGAATATATACCCAAAATTAAGTACCGCATCGAGAAAAAGAACGCCTTTGATCCCAGCATAATCCACCAGCGAGAGCCATATCGGGAAGACACCATCAATCTGGAAACTGTCATGTATCCTGAGGAATACAGCGCTTTTCTCTATTTCCTGACTCAGCCGGGCAAGTTCTATATCGAGTTTAACTGGTACAGCATTCTGGTCAGGCAATACCCGGTCACCATAGCCCAGTTACCCAAGATGCCCGATGACCTGCATGAATACCCTGAGAAGATCAAAGTCACTCTGGAGTCCAGATACACCGGCACCCCCACCACTATCAACTTCAACTACTATACCCAATTAGATGAGTATGAGATCGTCTATTAGCCAAAACAACAAGAAATAACAGAAAACAGTATATAAGGAGTTACCATGTATAGATTTGGAATCAGCTATTACATCATGAGCGCTGCCAACCGCATCCCCCTTTCAGGCTTACACGTCAAACTAGTCAAACCCGGTGAAACCTTTGAACAGGGTATTAGATTGGAAGAGAAACCGGCAGACTCAGGCTATTACGAGACCGATAAGTTAGATGAGCCGGATTGGGGCTTTTACGAGATCTGGGATGACAGGCTTGAACCCTGTGGCAATTTCTCGGGTAAGACCTGCACAGTCGGAAAACTGGACTCAAGAGGTATCAAGGACAAAGCCATCCTAAGCAACCACGTGGAGAGTGAAGCCATTACCTCCGACAAGATCTCTGATAATGCCGTCTTGCCTAATCACTTTAGTGACAGCAGCATCGTCCTCTCTAAAATCGCCTGTGAGATCCAAGACCAGAACCAGGGAGTGGGAGAACCCAGTCAGCAAACCCCTCCTAGATTAGAAGAAGACCAATGGGCAAAACATGTTCTTTTAAAAGAGTATTTTACTAAGCCGCATATCATCTTGACCAATCAGTGTGATTGCCATCTCTATATAAATGATGTAAAATTGGAAGAGAGAACCGTAATCGTTTTTATAGGCATTGGTCAGAGGTTCAGCGCTCAGGAATTGAAATACACTTTAATGGTTATCTCAAATGACTAGCATCGGGTTAAGATCAGCAATAGAAATTTGCAGAACTGGTGACCCAAACTTGCAGAACTCCTGACCTTTTTCACTTGCAGAACTGCTGACCCTTTTTCCCGATTTGCAGAACTCGTGACCCAATTTGCAGTTTTCAGTGACTCTTTATAAATACCACTTTTCCCATGCTTGTCTCTCTCTTGCTACAGCATACTTGCAGTATAGTTGCTGTATAGTTGCTGTATACTTACTGTATACTTTGATACTTTTAATACACATAAAATATACTGTAATTATAGAGTAAATATGTTGTGGTAATTGGGAGAAAAGAAAGAGAGAAATGAGTTTTTCTAATAATGTATCTTTTTGATATATAATATTTTATCTTTATTTGTGTCTTGAATAATTGAGGTAAAAAATGAGCCCGACCTTGTGTGTTACAAAATCGGGCTTTGGGGAAGTGTATTTGGGTT